CAATTTTCAGCATCATAAATACTTTTTGCTGCGATAGGTTCAAGATGTCTTCATGGGTGTACTGAGGACACCTTCGGCAAAGCGTGTCAATTATACCGAAAACCCCGTGATTAATCTTTTTTATTCCAGCCTTCAGTTCGGCTTCTTCTGGTTCGTATGCTAAATACTTTTCATCACGTTTATTCAAAGCGTTCAAGCCTTCAATGACCATGAAACCGAACCGGATTACCTCTGATGCTTTTAACTTTAACAGTTCTGATTCCTGAACACCATGCAGAACCTTTAGCGGCATGGTTACAAAGTTTTCTGCATTGATCTCTGACAGGTCTATCCTGTTGCCGTAGGTGATTTCGTTTAGGTTCTGAATCCATTTATCCGGCAACTCCAACAGCTTACATTCGTTCAGGAACGGTTCGGGATCGTAATACATGGCAACTTGTATAAATTCCGAAACGGTCATATTGAGGTTAAACGGGAGCATCAGAAATTGAATTTAGCTGGTTTGATAATCGGGTCATTTGATAAAGCAAGCAGAGTATATACCAAAGCATCTAAGCGGTTCGGGCTTGCGCCTGTGCCGTCCCATTCCGTCATCTCGTCTTCCAGCTTTTCAAACAGTCCGACATGGTGAACCAATCCACGTTCATACAATGCCGCCACCGGGTCAGCCCTTAGAGCCTTGCCGATCTTTGCATGTACTTTAGTAACCGGTATTGATGGAATGATATTAGTCAGGATAGATACAACCATTTCACCACCCTGGTTTGTTTCGGCAATGATCCTTTTTATTCTGTTTGCTTTGTATTCATCGCATACGACATTGCCCCATCCGGATGGGGTAAACTTGCCTGACAAGTCTTTAAGCACGTAGTAATGCCCGTTAGCTTTTCCGGCTGCGATTATTCCGGTTTCGTCTGATTCCTCATTGCTGGTTGTGGCTGGATCAAGGCCAATTACTACCTGTTCAAAGACCGGGATTTCTGAAACATTCACCCGGTTTTCGTTTATGTCAACATCGGTAAACAGTGCGTTTTCGTTCGCTTCCTGAAATCTGCCATACAAAAACCTTTCCTTTGACTTCTTACTCATGCCCATTAGGGTTGATTCAATATAGCCGTCCGGAAGGTTCGCCCGATTGTCGTCCGGGTTCATGTATAGGTAATCGTATGAGTTCGGGAACATTAAATCAGAATTATCAATCGGGTTTTTCTTTTCAATAAACAGTTTATATGACCAATGCCGTTTTGATGGCGGGTTTTCGTCAAACAATGCCAACGGTTTCAGCCCGTTCTTTTGAGCTAAACGGGTTAAGGCTGTTTCGATTGACTTGTAACTGATTTGGCTGCACTCGTTAAAATAGATTGTTGAATACTCGTTACCCAAAATCTTATCGGTTCGTTCTTTGTCATCCAATCCACCGAGCCAGATTGTTGAACCGTTTGATAATTCAATAAACCAATCCTGCTTATTCTCAGTCCATTTTAATTCCGGGAATGCTTTTTCATGAATAGCCGGTAATGAATCATGCCAGATGGATTGTTTCGCATGTGCAAAAGCAAAACGGCATACAAGGTGGCGGCTGTTCGGCTCCTTGATTGCCCGGATGATAATTGCTTTTAAATTGATTGCTGTTTTGCCTGACCTTGAACCCCCTACAAGCAACACCTTTGACACTTCCGGATTAATCATTTTCCGGATTGCCTCTGTCTGTATTGCAGTATTTTTAAAGGTTTGATTCATCAGGGGTGATTTGTAAGGTTATGCCGCCTGAATGCTGTATTTCCTGTTTATCTCTCCAATCTGCTGTGCGCCTATTCTTCAACCAAATGAAACATGCTGCGGTATCTGGTGGGTAGTATTTTATCAATGGGGTTTGTATTATTTCGCCTTCGTACATCTTAATGTCAACGTCTGGATGCTGATACCCGTTTGCCCGTTTATAAAGGCTTTCGGCCACTGTTGCATCGGCCTGAACCTTACCTCTTTTGATGGACTCTAAAAATTCCGGGTATTCTATCTTCCAATTATTCAAAGTTGCTTCTGAAATATTGAAAAAGTTTGCAATATCGGAATCGGTTGCACCAAGCAAGCAAAGTTTATACACTTGCTCGATGTACTTCGGATCGTATTTAGTAGGTCTGCCAACGTCTGCCATAGCCATCAAAATTACAACATTAAATTGCGTTTGTCAATAGTTAAATTAAAACGGTGCTATTTAACTTTACCGGCATCAAAGTTAAATTGTTTTTTGCTCAAGCGGTAAGTCATTACAGCAAAATCATCATTTAGCCCTCTTACCCTTGTTATCAATATTGGTATATCAGACATTTAGTTTGGTTTTACAAAAGCGTTATGAAAATTGGTACGTTACGCATATAAACGAGTTATAGGTAATTTGCCCTTACCTCCTGCGTTATTTTTAAAGTTCCACCTTCTAATATTCCCTTTCCTAAATAGTTATCCAGCTCATCATAGCAGTTGCCTTCTAAGTCCATTTTTACTTTTGTAATCCTGTTTGGTATTTGAATGTCCGAACATTTTAAGTCGGGCAAACTACCTATAACAGCACATTGGCAATATGCCTTTTCTTTTTTCAATTTAGCTTTTTTCATAACTTTAAAAATTAGTATTTCAAATTAACATTTTCGTAGGCACATCGCCAATCTGCAAACCGTTCTATGCAATTTTAAAGAACAGAAAGCCGCAATGCCACGACTTATTGTAGTAGCTTACCCACGCAAATGTTTTGGTTGTGTAATTTGACCGTCCGTCCCACGGCAATCTGATTCCTATTGACAAAAGCGATAGTGACCAGTTTTTACGTTGTTTTGACCATTCAGAGGTCAATAGTTGAACCTTGTCTATGCGGCTGAAAAAACTGCATAGAACAATATGTATACGCAAAAAGCGGGTCAGTGCTTTGCGTAGTTTTGTGGTGTTTATTAACTGTCTCATATTTTTGATAATTAATTGTTATTTAATCGCTTTCAGCGCATACATTCAACGTTAGTAGCTATTGTTTGCCTATTACCCTCTCCGCTATGAAGTCAAGGTAGTCCCAATTTTGGTCTGCAAACTCCGATTTAATTTCTGCGATGAAGGCAAACAACAGTTCGCTTCGCCTACTAACATCGTGTAGGCGCAAGGCTTCATTTACGGTTTCAACAAAGCAATCTTCATCCATTCCCTGTACCACATCATCTGTATCAACGTAGCAGTTGCTTCTATTTTTAAACAACTGTCTTAATTTTTGTTCTTCCATTGTATAAAGTTTTTCGTTAATTAATCGCCCTGCGCCTACACGAGTGCCGTTAAAGGCAAGCGTAAGGAATCCCCCTACGCCCACCTGAAACATTCTACAAATCTGGAAGTTTGCACCCATTTTCTTTCTGCCACTCTCTCATTTTGTGAGCGTGTTCAAGTGCCATGCTTACCATTTTGTAATCTCCTCCCGATGCTTGTAATGCCGAAGCCCAATTTTCAACCATTGCCGGTGCAAGGCTGTCTTTTGCTCTTAACAAGAAAACGGGTTCATCCTGCCCTATTTTATTTTCAGGGTCTTGGATTCTGTCATAATCTGCTCTCGCGTGTTTCATAATAAATGTATTAAACGCCAGCCTTTAACAACAAACATAAGCAAGCGGGCTGACACAGTTGCGTATGTGCGGGTTTATTGAGCATTGCCCGCCTGCTCATGTTTGCAGCCGTTAAACAATCTCCACCGGTTCATCCTCCCACGTCAGTTTGCGCCCGATCAGCTTTTCTATGGAGCCGGTGGGAAGGTTTACAAACATACCATTGTAATCGTACCAGATGTTTGTAATGTCGTCCGGGTATGCTAAACGCTCAGGTCTCCCTGAAAATATTGCCTCATGCCCATTGTCGTCACACGCTACCCATGCCATGTTATTTCCCTTTCTGTTCTAATTCAAAAAATTGGCAGGCAGTATTGTTTGCCTTAATTTTCAGTTTTCCGTTGTCGGTTCGTCTGCTTTGTAGTTTACCGCAATACCAGATATTCTTTGATCCACATTGCCAGCGTTCAGAATGTTTACAATGCTTACATTTCATTTCTGCGCCCTTTCTGCCATGAATTTGTCGTAGAGCCATTTGGTACTGTATCTTGTATTTTCCGGTATTCTATGGTCTAAAACCCATCCATTAGACCCGCACCACTCCGCAAACTCCTGCGCAATCTGCCCGATCTCGCTTTCGGCAAAGCGGACACCGGCTGTGAATCCTTCATTAAATGCGGTTCTGTGTAATCCAGGAGTGTATGGGTTAATTTCTTTTGCCGCCTGTTCAATCTTTTTCTGTGGTATCATTTCGGTTCGGTTAAGGTTAATTCTTTGCCGGTCAGGTCGAAGTAAAGGTTCATTAAAGAGTGAACAAATTCACAAAACTTTAATTCAACAAACAGCTTTTTCTTATTTTCAAAAATGATTGTCCGTTTGTGTAAAATTGCAAATTCAAGCGTATTGTTTTTGCCGATTGATATTTTTTGGAAATAATCTTCCGTTGGCTTAAAGCAAAGCCTTTCAAGCCATTCCGGAGTGAGTGTAATCGGTTTGCAATGCTCAATCCACTCGTTGCAATAGGTTCCATCTGGCGTTATCCCGAACACTTTTACCCCGAGCAAATCCTGCATAATCCCGGTAACGGTAAACGTTTCTCCGGTGTCAACCAACATTAATAAATTCCCGATTCTGAGTTCGTTTTCTTTCATGGTTCATTCGTGTATTTAGATTCAACATCCGTGTACGTCAGGTTAACTGACAGTTCCTTTTTATAAACCGTTTCAAAGAACGATTTTAGGCGCTTTTTGTAGGCTTTTACCCTTTTCTGGTCTATTGTCCTGCAAGTTGTAAAAGATCGCACCAAAGGCAGATTATTGCCGTTTATCAGGTCAATTTTAATGATTCGTATCATCATAGCAGTACAATCATCAAAACGATCATTAAAATGATTCCTGCAACAATTGAAGCGCATCCGATGTTGGTTGCGGCTGCTGCATCGTAAATACCTGGGTCTTGCTGATCGTAGTCTGTCATGGTGGGTTGTTTTGTGTAAAATTAAACCAAACTGTTTCTAAATGCAATAGTTAATCGCAATTTTAAGGTAATTTTAAGGTGCAAGGTATTGTTTGACCTCATTCATAAACTCATCAATACTCCGGCAGATCACATATTTGTTACCAGCGCTTATCGCTTCAAGTTCCCATTCTTGCTGTGCCAGTGACTGCCTACCTTTACCTACCTTCATTTCGATGCACAACGCCCCGAAGCCGTGACGTGGTGTTAATAAAATTAGATCAGAAACGCCAGCGATAACGCCCATACGTTCTAATTTTTGAGCCTCCGGGGAATACCTGTTTCCGTATTGATTTATCCTTGATTCACGTTTGCCACCATTCGGGACAGCAAACAGCATTTTCCTTAGTCCGGGATATTGGTATCTGAACCACTTTATGCAACTTATTTGCAATATATCTTCTGGGGTCATCTTATCCGTTTCTAAACGTTTAAAATTGGTTTTGTTGTTTAATTTCAATCGCTTACATTGTTTCAGCAAGCGATATGAATATTGGTGCGTTACGCATATAAACGAGTTATAAGCAAGGTGGCTTTGGAAGTTCCATCCACCAAGTTTCATTCGGATTACAATGTTTTACCATATTTGTTTCGTGAATAGAAATTGCCAAACTTGATTGGCTATCATTCATTATCCTGTATATTAAAACCTTTTGCCCATTATCTTCTACCGTTGGTAATTTATCGGACACCGCCACCCAGCTTATAACAGCAGGTTTATTTAATGCGGAGTTTTCGTTGTTATTGTTCATTTTTGTTTCTATTTAAGTTTCTACTACTTTGAAAGTTTATGCTTCTAAGTCCGCACTAAATAAACCTGCAACCGTTGTATGCAAGCGTAAAAGACACATCATTTAATCAACTGTTGTGCAACTTTTACCGTATTTTTTAAAAGCCCTGCCCGCTTCGGTTTTTTCAAAACCGTTTGAATTATCATAGTGCTTTGGGTATGGTTTCTCTTTTAGTAAGCATTTTTGTTTCATTTTTAAATCCATAAAATAAATGTATCTAAATTGCCTCAAAGTATGTATAATTGCTTCATCTTTATTTGCTTTTAACTTTTTAGCTTTATCACTATTTGAAGCACTTCTACCGTTATTTGTAAGCATTATTTGATGGTAAAACTCTCCGTCTATTTCGTAAAAGTCGGAAGTGTGTTCACCATAATAGCTAAAATTTGAAGCCTGATAAACCACTCCAAAGCAATTACATCTTTGGTCTGCAAAACTTTGTATCCATTTTATTGTTTTGTCTTTTTTTCGTAAATATTTTATACAATAACTCAAAGCTCTGCTTTCGCTATTTCGAGGGGCTTTATCATCAAACCACATTCTATTTAATTCAACAGCTTCGCCCGGTTGTGTACCTTCAACTAAATTACCAACAGAAAGGTTATTTAATAAATGCCCGAACTGTAAAACACCAAGCAATTTATCATTAATATAACACCCCAAGTGAATGTATGAATTATTGAACACCTTTTTTGAATAATGGTTTGCAATAATTATTTCATTTGCTTTGGTTCTGCTCATTTCTTTAATATAAAATTCAGGTTCGCCAAATCCTATAACTTCCGGGTGTCCAAATAATGTCGGGTTTGTAATATAATCTTTTTTTGCCATCGCTTCGCTTTTAAAAAATACTATGTTCGTTCATTTAATTAAGTGTTGAGAAAAAACGCCAGCATACAACACGTGGTATAGTCAATTGCCGTTTCGTGGGTATTCGTAGCGTATTAGCCCGCTTTTAGTTTCGTGTCGGTGGATAGCGTGTCGCCCGCAATCGGCAACTAACCATACCACCAACGTTATGCGCTATGGTAAAACCTCGAAATGACCATCTGACAAGAAATCAAATTTCGTATGGTCTAAATCGGCTCGTTTTTTTAGCGACTTTCCTGAACCCTCAAAGTTTTCACACACTTTTTGATTGTGCCATCTATAATGTTCGCTTTCTGAATCTAAAAAAACAATATTGCCGTTGCGACTTCTTAAAGCGCATTCGTATCTGTAATTAGTTTCACCGTTACGAAATTTGAACTCATCGCCTCCTTGAGCGAATAAACAAGAACCACAGCGCATAACATCGGTTTGCTGCAAGGCGGGCTTTTGTTCTTCGTTTGACATATTTTCGTTTATTTAAAGTTAGTAATTCTATTGAAGTTTTGTGCTATAATTCCCGCCCTGACAGCAAGCCGAGAGCCGTTAGCCACAATTTTGCGGACACACATAATGCAGACAATATTTTTGACAAATAGCTTCAAACCATTCAAAAGTTTTAGCACCTTCATAGCCAATCCCACGAGTTCCAATGCTGTAATCATTTGATTCTCCCCAAATATTTTTTACTTCCACTAAATCCCAAATTGGTTTTTCGTATTTGTCCGTATAGATAAGCCAAGCGGGTATTCTTTGACCGCTTTGGACTAAATCCCATAACTTTTTGTAATCGGTTGAAAGTTCATAGCCAGAGTGAATAAAACTGTGGCTAACAGCACCTAAATCGCTATTGGCGGTTTTGTGGTTAATTGATGTTTCTTTTTCCATTTTAAGTTTGTTGTAAGTTGATAAATTCGTGTTCCAAATCGCCAACAGCGTTTAGCTGCGGAACGTTAACTCTTATTCATTTGTTCGCTCAGGTCAATTTCAAATTCTTTAAAATAACGGTTCCTGATCTATTGGCATGAATCCAGGTTCGTAGGCCTCATTTCTCGGCCTTACCGGCATTCCGATAACTTCCGGGAATCCATCAGAAGTAATTGTAAAACAAAACGGCTCAAAATCAATACCCCTGCTAAGATCGCAGGTAACATCCGACATTTGATTGTTGTCACGGGATTTCATGACGCTAATCAGTAATTCAGCCTTTTTCATAATGCTACTGCCGAGGTGACCTGTTGCAAAATTATCATTTTTGTTCTGATGAATTACAGTTGATATGTGGCAGTTGTATTGCTTAGTAAGCCTTAACATCATTGTCGTTACCCTTGTAGCTTCTTCTTCATCGTTTATAGCATTAGCAAGGTCGGCAATACCATCAATAACACAAAATGCAGTTTCATTTCCCCAAAGTTTAAAAGCGTGTTCAATAATTGCGCACCTATCCAAAGGGGAATACTCTCTAAGTGCAAAACTTTTCATTGACCTCATTCCGGCCATTGACTCTATTCGTGCAATAACATTGTAACAATCATATTCCCCTTGTTCTGTGTCAAAGTATAAAACACCTGATTTCCCGTTTGGTAATTCGCTTTTAAATTTTGGAGCAGATTCAGAATTGATAACCGAAGCAGTTAACATTGATAAAAGAAACGTTTTGCGGCTCTTTGCTTTTCCGATTATGCAGCTAAAGTTTCCGAGTGTAAACAATCTTTTGTAGTTATATTGTGTACCTGACTGTTCTTTTATGTAAAGTATCACCGGAGGCCGTTCAACCTTTTTACTCGTATCAATACGCGCTTTGCTTAATATCTTTTCAATTTCTGAAACATCAATCTTTGATGCAGGTATTCTAATGTCTGTTCGTTCCGGTGCAATTGACTTTGCGGCCTCTTTAAAATCGCCATTGTACTTCAAAAGCGCCAACACCTGAAACGGTGTGTATGCCTTGTTTGGTTCAAAAGGGTGCCCGTTTGCCGTAAAGCAATAAAACACATCCTTTGCAACTTTGCCAAATGTGGCCGATATTCCTTCTGTTTTATCTGGCCGCCTCCATTTGTGAGCGTCTATCTGCTTCCAGCCGGCAGACTGTAAAAGGCTTACTGTGTTTTGACCTGCATCTAAAGTTGTATTGTAAACATCACCGGGGCGATCACCTGTTTCAAATTCAGTCTTATAAACCTGTTGAGTATATTCATTAAACGAACATGCTGTGTCAATTAATACAGCCCTTTCAATGGGTGTTATTGTTGCAATTGTAAATATGTTGTTTCGCTCAATCGTATATCCATGTGTTGGGTAGGCGCAGAAATAACCACCTTCACCCCTTGTTTCGATGATAGCTTCTGGCCTACCCTGATCGTTTTTCCGCTGTGCAAGTTTCCGATTGCCTTCGTTTACATGGCAGCGAAACAATAAATGATACCCGCCACGCATCGATTTTTCAATAGGCAGTTTATATTTATCGTAAATTACTTTTACCTCTGGTATTGAAATGTAGTCAGTCAACACTTGTTTTGCATCTCCGAAATGATTATCAAAATCTAAACATTCCAACCCGCCAGAAATCTTACCGCAAATAACACCTATTCCGGCAGCGTTTACAAAAGCAGACGCATCAAACCCGTTTTTCCAGTCCGTTGGCATTAACGGTGATTTATCCGGCTTTGTCGGGTGAACTGCAAATCCGGCAGCATTGTAACGGTTATATGCTTCTTGTATCGTCATCGGTTGTTTATTTCAGAAAGTTCCTGTTTAGTGTAGTAAACCTTGTTCATGTCGATTGAATTTACAATGGTTCGTTTCCAATCAATCGTATCTGTTTTGCTTTTCTTTTTATGCTTCCAACCTGCTTCTGTTCCCCAAAAGTTTTCATATCCTTTTGTCATCGAAAGTCTGACATTTATTCCAGGGTTTAATGCTGATTGTGTTTTGATAAAGTTTTCATCGGTGTAATGATGCCTAAATGCTTCTTTGCATTCCGTCAAATAAACATTAAAATCATTTCGCCATAGTGATATATTTATATCACTATTCTTATCCTTCTTGTTTGTCGCCCCTCGTTTGCCCCTCGTTTGCCCCTTTGCTTGCCCTTCTGATTCTAACACTAACTGATAAGTATCGTATTTACAGATAGTTATCATTGTCCCATTGCTCGCCCCCTTTATGTCAATTTCTCCGGTTTTTTTTAGTTTGCTTAGAGCGATGCGGATTCCCTTGTCGGATATTTTCAATTCTTTACCTAAGTGTTGAACCGATGTAAACCTCTGACCCCTCTTAATTTCTATTCCCCTCCATATCAAATCATCGTGGTTTGCCTGTAAAAGTAAATGTAAAAAAAGCCTGAATACATTGGCATCGTCGTACCATTGCCATTCTAATATTTGCCTATGTATTTTTATCCAACCGTCCATCAGTCAATGTCAGTTAAATCCAATTTACCAACCAATACACGAAATGCAACCATTCCAGCAACTTTAGCTAAATCTTTGTGCAGTTTATTGTGGCAATCTGCGCAAAGTGTTACCAAAGATTCTATTTCGTAATCATAAATACGTTTACCAGAATCGTAATACAAATGATGAACATTTAATGAATTTTCAGATTTACATGCCCTGCATTTAAACAGGTCACGTTCCATTACCTTTAACCGTAACTTTTGCCACTTGCCGGATTTAATGTCATCTGAGTATGCCATATTATAAAGAAACAGCCATAAACAAAATACCCAGGCCGCCATAGGGTACAAGTCCCAAGCCCAGGTATATGTTTATGACTGTATGTGTTGATTCGTTAAACATCTTGTAAATTTTGGCGGTGTAAATATACAACAATACTTTCCAATTTACAACGTAAAAAGACGTAGTTTTTGTACGTGTTTTTACGTTCAGAATAATATGGGGTGATGTTTACTTATCTCTGTCTTTGCATAACCGAGTTCTTTAATCTCAATTCGCTTTAGCTTGTTTTCCTCAATCCATTTGGTTGCATCTTTGAAAAAGTTTTTTTTGATCTCAAAACCGTATGCTTTGCGGCCTAAATTTTCAGCCGCTACAAGCGTAGAACCGGAGCCAGCAACAGGATCAATGACCACGTCACCTGGGTCTGTAAATATTTCGATCAGGCGTTCAAGCAACTTGATAGGCTTTTGTGTCGGGTGTATCTTTTCGCTTTCATTGTCGCGCGGCCAGTCCATCACGTTAAAGATCATTTTCCCGTTGTTGTTGAACTTTGGCAATCGTTCCCTGTAAAGTATCAGACCATATTCAGCATTACCAACTATTTTCATGTTTGCCTTTAAAACCTGAGCGGAAAAGTTTTTGCGGAAGACAAGGTTTATATACCTGTTAAGGCCGTAACGTTTACCAAGTTCGATCAGGTACATCTGCTGTTCAAATTCGCAAAATATGATCATACACGGGGCATCTCCTTTTGATTTTGGTTCACCATCAACGCGGGCGGCAGGCTTCTTTTCCTTTCGCAAAAGAGTGCTGCAAAAGTGCATAAACTCAGCAGGGCGAAAGTCCTTATCAGTATCAAAAAACTCTTTGCCAGCAAGTTCTGATTCTCCGTTTGCATTGTCTCCGTCCTTATACCATGCCGGATTACTGGCATAGGCATTATTACCTAAATTATACGGAATGTCAGCAATGATTAATTGCGCTTTAGGGATTCCGTATGACTTGTAATTCTGAAAGTGATCGTTTATTAGCATGACAGTTTATTTTAACCTCGGTAAAACATTTTTCAAATTGTCCTGATGCTGGCTGCCGTGTTCGTCAAAGTATGTGAACCGGCTGCCAAACGTGGTGCGGAAAATCGACACGATCTGAACCGTTTTGATACCGGTGTCTGTTATTAATGTGCATTCTGATCCGGCTTCGAGGTTCGCCCGGAACTGCTTTAGGTAGCGTCTTGTTTTCATGCTGTCCTCCATTTGTGAATGCTTATACCGTATCCGCCCATTTCTTTTTCATCGCATTTTACAACCATAGCATTGTCAGCTTTTGAAAGGTTTGTAAGCGACCTCCTGAGCGATTCTTCTTTGACTCGTTCCGGCCACCATGATTTATATGTCTGCCATATTCTGAAACTGGTCATCGGGATTCGTTTGGCTCTCAGGATCAGCAGTACCCGTTCATCCTGTTTTTTGGCTTTCTGGATGTGTAATTGCAGTTCGTCTGACTGCATATTCACGGTATTGTAAAATGGTGTTGGTTCCATGTTGGTTATTGTTGATTATTTTTAATGTGTTCGTAAATTTTGAATATTGTTTCCTTATCGTCTTTCCTGTATGCAATGAACTCCCCACCATATCGAACAAAGAGAATTGTAATGTAGAATGCTTTGTACATGAACACTATCAGTGACATTGAGAGCATAAGTGGCGACAAGATTAATCGAATGATGATGTTTTTATTCATCGATTAGTCCTCCATTTGACTGAGTTTTACTTCATCGTTGTAATTATCGGCCTCGTCGGCCTTCCTGTTTTCGAGGTCATCGTAGTAATCTTCATCCGGTGGTTCGCATACCGGGCAGTTCCCGATTCCGTAACATACTGAGCACATAGTTTTATGGTTTTGGTTAATAATTGAGCCTGATCGAGGGATCGAACCCCGGACCTGCTGAGTACAAATCAGCCGTTCTACCAACTGAACTAATCAGGCTGCGATGACGTAAAAGTACGATCAATCCGCACCGGTGATATTAAAACCGGCTTAAAAT